TCACTCTATTTCTCATAGCCTGATCGGGAATCCACGAAACTAAAAACCTTCCCTTCTTATCAGGAGTCCAAATCACCTCAGTATCTTGATCTCCATTTTTCCAATGAAAGTAACCACGCGTCAACACTCGATCTTTAATCATAGAGTCATTGTAGTCAATCTGCTGATAGATCTTAGTCAAGTTAAACAAAGATGCCTTTGACTCATCACGAAACGCATGAGACTCTGTTCTTGGGAACTGACGATAGAATTCATTGAGTGCATCAGAGTCAGACTTAAGAGCTGCAACCTCATTATTCCAATAAGTAATAACGCCCATCGTAATCTCCTCACCATCAATACCCATGATTGGTTTCTTTGGATCATCAAACACAGGCCATCCATACTCATCAATAAAACCCTCCATGTTCCATTCCATAGGAATGAACAAACTATAAAGCCCCGACTTGGTCTGACCATTGGCAGAACGCTTGGTCGGGTCGCTGTCATTGAAGAGCTTCTTAAAGTTCTCACCACCCTTGCTGAGTGCATTTGAGGTTGAACCCATCATACACTTACCAATGATGCGGCTACCCAAGCGCAAACATGTTTTGGTTACGCGCCAATTATTTAAGATGTTCTCAGGTTTTTCCCATTTTCCGCTCTCGTCATGTACAAGTAAAAGTAGCTTCTCACCGTCATAGCTGTTGTCTGCGGTGTTTTTCCAGTCAATGGTAGTATCTAGCCCTTCTATGTCATCATCGCGCTCCTCATCCATATTCTTACGCGTAATCTTACTAGCAGGAACACGGAAGGCTAACTCCGTCTTCGGGTTATCCATACCATCCTGGATCGGCTTGAAAAAGAAGGGGTAATTTCTTACAATTGGTACCACCTTATCGGTAAACATCTTCTTAGCATCGGAACCCGTCTTTGACAAAATACCAATACGAGAGTCCCTAACAATTGTACCTGTATTGGACGTCTCGGCTGAAGACATAAACGAGAACCCTGAACGACGGTTCTTTAGGTAGCACATACCAAATGATCGGCTGTCTGCTTTAGTTGCCTCCCAAAATATAAAGAATATCCTATTGGACTCACGGAAGTCAGGAAGACCGACGTCAATCTTGGTCCACTGAAGGTACATATAATGTGTACCAGTCATGTAGGTTGGCTTACCATTGTTCTTAAACCAATAGCCATACTCCCTGCGATCAAACTCAGTCTCGATCATATCTACATACTTAGACTTGAACGAGTTGTCTCTACGGTTCCAGTCAAAGATTGACTTGACTTTCTGAAGTTCTGCCGGGTATTCTTGTGCAACCCACTTGTTGCCACGGTCGTCTATTTTTTTTGGAGTTGCTGGTAATGCAATCTTAAGGCCGTTAATCTCATAGATATCACCAATGGTGCCATCTTTAGATATAACGATTATATCATACTCTTTATTGTATCCATAGTCCCAACTCTTCTTACTATTCTTCGTAGTAAGAGCAGTTCTGTGGACGTGGTCAGTGACTATGCGATACAGGTTATTTTCCATTCTTCAACTTTGCCCTACCTTCAGCAAAACCACTCTTGCCTAGAGTGACCTCAGCGATAGGTGTTTCTGATGCCTTATTCTCTTCCTCCTCAATCTTATTGAGCATATACATAGCATCCTCAAATGCTAAACGCTTAGCAGAGGCAGCATTCTTCATTTTATCAGCAGATATATCATCCTCAGCATGCGTAATGATAGGTGACTTTAGTACTTTAATCAACTCATCAATAGCCTGTTTAGCAGCTTCTACTATCTCTATTTTCTTAGACATAAGTTCTTATTATACATTCGATATAGTACTTGATCATCTATTCTAAACTCATACTCACTATCTGGAGTAAAAGATACGACATCCCCCTTAGATACAAAATCATTGCTAGGGTAAATAACCTCACCCCACAACTCCTCAAAACCACCTAGCGTACTAAACACCTTATCCTCTGATGGGACAGGCTTTATGAACACAAATGGCTCAACGGCCTGCCAATCAGCATCACGCTTGAATGCATAGACCTGATCAAGCTCAGCTAGAAACATATCGTCCATGACGTAATTCCAACTGCTCTTTTGACGGCCTTTCATGTCGTAATAGAACTTGAAAACGTTGTGATGAAGTATAACAGTGTCTCCAGATTGAACCGGACCGTCATAATATATTGGTGTTGCAATTACCTTCGCAAAGCGATTAGAAACTTTATGATCTTCTTGGGAGGAACTAATAATAAAATCTACGTCTCCGTAGCTTTTAATGTTATCGTACCGCCTCAGACCAATTGGCTCTACAATGAAGCAGTATGGTGATTTCATCAGTAATCTATTTTATACTCAATAGCAATAGGCATTGTAGGAGAGAAAGACTTCCATCGTATAATCTCTCCTTCCTTAATAATCCAAACGCAGATACTGCCATCATTTTCAACTCTGATGGTGTTGATCTTCCAAGTCTTATCAAGGATTTCTTGACCGACCATGTAGTGCATAGACTTCATGTAGTCAGGACCAATTGAAATTTTTCTAATTATACTCACCTGTTTGGAGGTTTACCTGAACATCGCCATACTTATCAAAGATGGATTGCTGCTCTTGAGTGAGCTTTGCTGCCGCAACTTCAAGTTGCTGCATCGTGAGCTCTTTCTGCTCGCCTAAACGACGAACGCTCATCTCGATGTCTGCTAGATTAAACTTTAAATCTCTGTAAACTCGATTAGCGTTAACCAACGCGTCGAGCTCTTCTTTTGTTATTTTACTCATATTATATTTTATTTACTTTTTAATCTCAGTGAGTGCTTGTAAAATTGTAGCAACATCATTTAGGTTGTATACTCCTTTTTGAGTAGCAGCATTCAATGCTTGTTCAATAATTTGTATTGCTTGTGTTTTTTCCATTATGCAAGGTCAATATTTACTTGAAAATCTTTTGCCTCAAGTTCTATCTTTACAAGTTCGTGAATTGTCAAAAGGTCTTGTGCTTGCCCATCGGGAACATTAACCAAAACTTGCTCGGGTAAATTAGTTGCAATTGATTTATAATTCAATGCATTTTCTTTGTCTAATCCGGTTAGTAATGCAATAATCGACTCTTTTCCGTTTGGTTTGTTCCATATTTGCAACCTAACATAAATTTGCGGTGCTACAATCTCGGTGTTTTTAAATTTTGCGTTGTTAATTAGTAAAGCCATTTTTTTATTGATATAGAGGTAAATAATAGTAGTTATTGTTTTATTGGTATAAAGGCATTTGAAAATAATTACCATTTTCGTCAGTAACTATAAGCCATTTTACAGGTGTTGTTGGATTACTTGGTGAAACAAATAAAGTTAAGTCCGAGCCAATTATCATTGTTTGGTTCCACATATTAACACCAATTGATGTAGATGGTGCGTTACCAATTGTAACATTACCGGATGCGCTATTTACTTTAAACACTCCTTCGTATGGTGATGATACTCCTACGCCTATAATTGCTTGTCCAATATTTGGGTATATTGCCAAACCTCCCGATGCGGACACACTACTAAATGGTTGGTATTCCGCTTGTCCAAAAGTATATGCAAAATCAATGGGGTTTAATTCTAAAAGTTTGCCAAGACCGCTGTAATTATCGCGAAAAGTTAAACCCAAATAAGTATAACCCATTGGTGTCATTATCACACTATTTGTCAATCCACCATCCGCAAAAATAGACGGATTACCCATAAAATCATTGTAACAAATTGGGTAAACTCCTGCTGTTGGATTTGTAGAAGGAGGTAATGCACCTTCAACTGTCTCGACAATGTCTTGCATTGTGTATATCTCACGCTGCGAGTTGGTTAATGCTGATCCTTTCTCTTGTGTAACTACATTACTATTTAATGTATGAAACTTTTGTTCAGTTGGAATTGTTGCCATATTATAAAGATATATACCACTTAAGGTTGGCATGACTATATTGTAGACATACCGGTGTGTTTGCTAATAAAGTTGCAGGAGCTCCAACGAATGTAGCACCTGCTGATGCCCATGATGTTGATACGCGCTCAGCTGTTGACATGATAACAAACTTAATTCCATCTAGACCTGAGCTAGCTGGAGGAAGATTGATTGTAAAAGATGGGCCAGCTGTTCCTGTAAAGTATGTGTTTACGTTTGTAAGCGTAGCGGCTGTCAGGTCGTTTGTTACGTCAACAGTAGGCGTTTGATTTAAAGCCAATAATGCAGTGACGTCATAATTAACTGTGTTGCCAGCAGCATTGGTACCAAATACTTTTGATGATGTGCTTGGTGTCTCAGTTGTATAGTTTTGTACTTTCATCGTCCTTGGCCTCTATTTTGTTTTTTATAATTCTTAGAAGACTTTAGCTTAGATGTCTTGCATTTTGCATGGACACCTGGGCGGCTAACCTTAACCTTTACGATTGATGTTGCTTCCTTCTTCATTTTACAAATTTAGTGATTTTTATATTATGGTCTGAAGGTCTTCTTGTAATCCTCTAATCTGTTTAACCATCCTTTCAAAAACTTAGCGTTCTTGCCCTTAGATATAGCTCTAAAGAACCTTTCTCTTTCAGCAGTCAATGCATCAAATAATTTCCTAGGATCAATTGAGTTTGCGGATGATATAGTCTTTGGACCAATCTTACCATCAACAGTACATTTAACACCACAGTCGTTAATAGACTTTTGTAGAGACTTTCCGGCTTGATAAGCACCTGATCCCCATGCAATACCGGTAACGAATATAGCAATGTTTACAGAGTCATACTCATCTCCCTTTACTTTGTCCCAATATCCTTTCTTGAATACACGAAACCAATCCTCAGAAGACATCTCAAAGAACTCTTTATCTTTTGTCTTTCCGTAGAAACTAACCCAAGCAGCATAAGTGATGCCTATGTTAGTATGCCAACCTGTTTTATCTTGATATGGAGTAGGACATGGGAATGAAGATGCAGAGTCAGCCTTATCTCTTGACAGGCCACCCTCCCATTTTTTCGTAAACTTTACGTATTTATCGATTATTTCCACTTATCGCTTTCTTTTTTAAGACCTGTCATGAAAGCTTTGAATTTTGTTAATAGGTCTACACCTGTAACATCCTTATAGTTTTCATTGATTGACTTAACTTCAGTAAATACACAGAAGAACGCAACTGACTTCGTGATGATAAGCTCTACTGAAATGAAGTGAGCAATAATATCACCAGCGATGTACTTCTCTATCATATAGAAAAATAAAATCGCTCCTGAATACAGGAACGACTTTTGTACAGTTGCTATAAGTTTTTTACTTTGAAAAGATATCCATCCATTCTTCTTAACAGATCTCCAGATGCCAAAACAGGCGTCAACAAAGATCGCCATCAACGATACCAAGATCAAAGGTACTGCTGGTGTAATCACCGTAAATAATGCAGACAAAACGATTAGTGTGTTAGTTTTCATACTAGTTTCTTATACAGTTTATACATTGTATAGATTACAACAAAGATAATAAAAATAGCTAATAGGTTGTTTAGTAGCTTCTTCCACCAAGGATACTTCTCATAGTACTTGACAGGAACCTTTCGCTCTACAATCTTTGTGACGTATATAGGATCGCACTTACCCTTTATGTACACCTTCTTTTCCTTTGGGACGTACCATGTCTTAACAGTGACTCTGTCTTTAGTCAGAGTTACTGTATCGATAAGTTGCTTCAGTGTTACTACAGTGTCTGTATGCACCTCTGGGACGTAGAGGGTGATGGTGTCTTTTATTACTACAGTGTCTGTAGTAATTAAATACGGGTACTTCTCGATTAGCCTAGTGAATCGCTTGGTAGGGCTGCATGATGCTAGTAATAGAATGATTAGTAAATATCTCATCAGAATATCTTGTTTAATGTAAAAATCTCACTGTGTATGCTATTTAAAGTACTTGCATTTGCCCACTGTGTTGTAATATCTAATGTGTTGTCAATAGTTGTATCAAATGTATCCTCATTGATGTATATAAAATCAGAACCCTCAAAAGCATTTGATGCGTCTTTAGAGTATGTAAATTGACCTGCTGTTACTATTTTAGCAACACCTGCTGTACCTATAGATCTTATAGTAAATGTAGCATTTAAATCAAAAAACTGATTGGTTGTTGTAGGTAATGTTATACTTGTGGTAGCTAAAAATGTTGAACCACCATTCGCCATAAGATATATAGTAATTATCTCATTATTTAATGAGCTTATTTCACCACTAATGTTAACTCTAAATGAATCTCCTACTCTAAATGAATTCGCAGGAACTGATAACCCACCAACACTACCATAACTCCTTAAAAATGGATCCATGCAAGATATAGACTCTATAACACCTTGATCTTTTAAAACCCTTCTCTCAAAGTTTACATAAATAAGAGATTGAGATTCAGTAGTATTTGTTACTGGAACACTCTTTGCTGTCTGAGCAAAAAGGCCATAATTTATAGAGGATGGCTTCTGCCGTCCATCAGGCCCATTGATCTGAATTCTATCAACACCATAAACAATGCCATATCTGTCAACTATTTACATCTAACACCCAAATTAGGACCGCTTTCACCTTCTATAGTAAATGATGTTCCAATAGATGTTGGAGTGGCAATTAATCTATCTCCAGCCTCTAAATAGAATGGAAATGTATCTGTCATTATATCACCAGATGAAAGATTAACGGTGTATATAACACTAGTTGTAGCCGTTGAGCTGTTGTAGTGAGACAATGTTATCGCACAAGCAGATGAGTTGTTAAATCGTATTGATTTAACTACCGATGAATTGTTAGCTGGTGCCTCATGAATAATCGTTCCGGCAAGAGCTAACGATCCATAGTTACTAAACTTCTGCTGGTATGTATTCATCTGTTATAGGATAACCAGCGAATGCGTGTTTAGGGTTCTTAGGTTCTACTAAGTTAGCTCCGAAGTCGTAGGTCTCAGTTGACATCACATCGTAGTGGTATCCCTCAGCGTAGATAGGTTCGTCTTCTACTACGTCCAAAACGATGAGACCGATTTCAACAACAGCTTGTACTCCGTTTCCGTATGCTTGTCCGTCTTCGGTTTCGATTAATATTCCTTTTGCTACCAAGTCAGCTACTGCTTGGTCTTTGTCTGTGTAAGATAATTTATAAATATTTTCCATTTTATAGGGTTGTTAGGGTTGCTAATTC